CTCTTACACCACTAGCATATGCTAGACACTTTCTATCCCTAATACAATCAAACGAAAGGAGCAAAAACAATGACACCAGAAGCAGAAAAATTTAACGGTTGGATGGCTATGATTGGATTCGTAGCAGCAATCGGAGCATACGCAACCACTGGACAAATAATTCCAGGTATATTCTAGAAACTTAACAAAACTAAATAGTTATTCGTAAAAATCTTTAAAGGAACACAATCCATGAGCGACTTAGTAGCCGCCCAAGATACAATTTCACCACTAGTAGCAGTCCTCTGGGTATTCTACCCGATGGCTGCTTTGGTGTTGATAGAATTACTTCTTCGTGCGTTTAATAATGACGACGATGATAATGATGGTGGTAAAGGAATAAGGGTGCAGCAAATGCAACCTGTTTCAGTACCATCAGGAGCTTGACAAAATTAAAAAAGGTATATATACTTATAGTATTAATACCTAGTACAATGCCACAAATTATTTTCTTCAGTTTAATCGGAGCATACGTTTATTTCAATGGAGCCATCAGCACTATCGTTTTTCAATAATATACTAATTAATACTCCAGCAGGTGCTCACGGTCTGTTAGAGTTTGGATTCTTTATTGCAGTAGGAGTAACTGCTGGATCAATAGGATTGATTTAGCAAAATTAAAAATTGAATATTAAAAAACCCCGAAAAATTTTCGGGGTATTTTTTTGTCTAAAAAGTCGATCAACCAGTTCGTTTTAATCTTTGATTAATATAATTATTTTTATCTTTTTTATACTTATTGTGCTTTTTAAAATCACTTACAAAAGTTCTGAAGTATTTTGGTTTGAGTAAATATATTTCTCTTTTCTTTTCGTTTTCTCTTGCATAATGTTCAGCGACAGATATAGGTTGTGATAATGTATTACCTGCTTTAGTTACTATAGTACCACCTTGATTAATTTTATGTGATCCATTATAGTATGCTTCATCTACTCTAGTACCATCAGCAGTTTCATAGTGATGGACTTCTGCATATGGATCATCAAATTCTTGTGAAATTGTATCATATAATTGTCTAGAAGTTAATGGCCAATCAAAACGTGCATCTACTAGATTGTTTGTTAATAATATTACCCAGTCATAGAATGCATTTCCGTATGCTTTCCTTGCTATTGAATCTGGAGTTTCACCATCTTGTATTGAATACTTTGTGAATAGTACAGCATAACTGAAAGCAGTTTCATTTACTTTATATCTACGAAAGAAATTCTTAGTTACAACGTAATCAGATTTTGAAAACGGATAACTAATTGGTTTTTCATCGTATGCGATGTCTGGTAGTAATGAGAAATACATTTAGTAGTGTTGCACCTCTTCTCTGTATACAAGTTTTGTTTCTTGGAAATTAACTGTCAATTCAGTAGCAGCTACAGGACCATCTTGATATATGGCATAAGCACCATCAGGAGTATAGTTTACATCAACTTGAGTAATAGCACACATTTTAAATTGTGGTAAGTAATCTGCTGGTTCTGGACCATGCATAAATGCTATCTTTACTAGGTCTGGTACACTAATATAACCTGCTTCAACACCATCTCCTCTAGAGATTCCAAAAACTTCTTTGACACCAGTACCAGGCAACATTGCTTTTTTAAAAGCAAGTACTATTCCTTTAATACTATCTGCTTCTGATTGATTTCTAGGTACTAGTTTCCATTTTAATGAGAATGTTCTCATATCAATGTTACCGAATAGTAGTTCGGTGTTTGGGTTTGCAACAACACCTCCCATTGAACTCAATATTTCATCATCTGTTAAAGTATCACCAGTAGTACTAGATATTAAATCTCTAACTGTATTAGCACTCCAATGAGCACCAAATCTATCCCACATCTGACCGTACATATCACCAACAGCCATTAATTTTTTGCCTATTCCATCAGCACTTGCTGCTTGAAGTGCTCTCTTTCCAGCAGCACTAAGTTGTTTTCCATTCCAGTTTGCTTTGTAACCAGTAGATATATCTTCTGGCATGTAAAGCATTAATTGTTTTTCATCTGTACGTTCGTAACTCTTTGAACCATCTCCCATTCCCATGTGATTATACACATTGAGCATGGTGTTCTTGTTAATTTTTTTAAATGTTACGTTTTGATTTTTATCATTTAATCCTCCTTCTGTTGTTGCTGCTGTTGTTTTATGACCAACTGCTGATTTATCTTGTGCTGGAGGAAGGTACTTGTAGAAAGTACATAAAACATAGTCACTATCTGATCTGATGCCAGGACTACCAGGATATCTTAGTACACCACCTTCACCATCAACTGAATAACCTTTAGTGTCTAGTTTATAGGAATCATCAATAGTTTTGACAGTTATGTTTGTTGGTTTCGTTGCATAAGCGTCACCCATAGCTGTTGTGGAACTATTTTTAGGGTCAAAAATTCCTTCATTATTTAAGATCTGATATTGTAAACTATTCTTTATCTGATCTTCAGAAAAAGATGCTTCTTGCCAGTTAGATATGTTATACATTATTTGGACATCTCTATGCTTTCTGTAGTACCATAACCTTTAACCTTTCTACTAGCTTTGAATTTGTCATAAAAGTTTTCATCTGTATCTTCCCAAACATCCTCTCGTCTGATTGGAAATTGCACTCCTTTCAAGTCTCTTACAAAGTTTTCAATTGGTAATAGGACAACAGTGTCCCACTCATTTATAGCAATATCGAGGTATAATTGTTGATCGACATGCTTATGGAGATATTTATGCAGACAACTCTTAGGCATGTCAACTCTACCCTGTGTTAACTTAGATGCTGCAACGATTCTTTTCTTTGTTGCCATGTAATGTAGATTGAATCCCCAAAATTCTTCTTTATTAGATCTCATTACATATACAAGAGGATAAGTGTCCCAGTACTTAAGTTTTCTCTTTGATTCTGGGTCTGGATATTCAAAGAGATACATGTGACCTTGTACAGCCCATCTCCTTAGTTCATTAGAGTCTGCATTGATTTGTTCATCTAAACGATCTCTTTTTTCGTCGCGGAGAAACTTATCAAAATTTGCTTTGTATTGCTTTCCAAGTCTTTGAGTAGTTGAACGATACCATGTTAATGATTTCTTCTCTCCTCCAGCTTCTTTTTTTACTCTTTCAAAAAGAGTATCATATCCTCCTTCAGCAAGACTTGCTTTGTATAGTGCTGCTGCTGATTTTCTTTGTAGTTCTCCAAATCCTTGTGCCATTGTTCTATATTGCTAAGTGATCCTCATTTAATATCATGAAGCTCATCTGCCTATCTTCACAGTACCTTCGGGCAGATTTCCACTTAGCGTAGTTCTTTGCGTAGGTTCTTAATGCATTACGATAGGAAGCAGTGTTTTTATTTTTCGCATGTGGTGGTTTAGTCTGACGTTTTGGTTTAATTTCAATAATATATTTGGATGTCCCTCCTCCTTTGTTTTGAACTTTTATGTAGAAGTCAGGATAATATCGACGAATTTTACCATCAGGTGCTTTGTATGGAATGATAATTGTTTCACTTCCCCACTCTAAAATAGAGGGATTGTTGTCACAATAAATCATAAATTTACGTTCCCACAACGACCTGTAGATCACGTTTCTTGTGTTACCGCGATACTTCTTGGGATTAATAGGTCTATATTTCCCAGAGTATGCCATAAATATAATAGTATCAGTTAAAATATTTAGTGTGTCAGTAAACCGTTTTCTACAAAGAATATCAAGAGATGGTGGTTTAGCATCAAGTAATAACTTTGTTGTTAAGTTCTTAAACACAAAGTTTGAAATGCCATATGAAATGGATGAGAAACTTGAGTTTTACTGCAATGAAGCCCAATTACCTAACCTTAACACATCAGAAGGTAGTATTAATGGAATGTACTTAGGAAGTGGTGCTGTTAAATATCCTCATACTAGGGTCTTCACAGAGGTTCAGTTGGGATTTATTTTAGATGCAAATTTGTCATTGTTAAAGTTTTTTAATGCTTGGCAAGATTATATGTTTAATGAAAAAATGGGTGGAACCAAACAGCAGAACAGAAATGTTACATTGAAGTATATGGATGATTATGTGGCAGATCTTGCAATTATGAAAACTGAATTGAGTCCTTATAATGATCAATTAAGAAGACCAATGACATATATTTTAGAGAGAGCGTATCCATATGCAATTGATGCTGTTCCTCTACAATTTGGTAGCAATCAAGTAACTCAATTGACTGTGCAGTTCTCATACATGAGGCATTACACAATTAATAATGATATTCAAAATATTGAAGGAGATTTAATTGGAATGAATAATCCAGTTTCTATAGGAGCAAGTCAGTTCATATAGGTCAGCAAATTCGACTTTTCGATTCCATAAAACCCGAAAAAAATACTCAGCATATTTTTGGTCAAAAAAGTCGCATATATAAATATACGACTTGAAATCAATTTTATGGCATTACCACAAGTAGCTCTTCCAACCTATGAATTGGAATTGCCCTCAAATGGCAAAACTATTAAATATCGTCCATTTGTTGTAAAAGAAGAAAAACTGTTATTATTAGCATTAGATTCTAAAGAAGATAAAGAGATAGAGAAAGCTATTAAGAATTTACTGAAAAGTTGTATTCATTCAAGACTTAAGGTTGATGATCTTCCTATTTTTGATTTAGAATACTTATTTTTGAATATTCGTGCAGTATCTGTTGGAGAGGATATTGAGATGAATATTACATGTAAAGATGATGAGAAAACTCAAGTAAAATATAATTTTAATATAGCTGACGTTGGAGTATACAGACCAAAGGAACATACTAATAAAATTAAATTGAGTGATGATATGGGATTAATAATGAAATATCCTGGATTTGATCAATTTGTTTCTGGTTCTATTGTTGGTCAAGATGTTACTCCAGATAGTGTAGTTGAGGTTATTGCTGAATGTATTGATCAGATTTATGATGGGGAAGAGGTATATGATTCTTCTACAACTACTAAAAAAGAATTCATTCAATTTGTGGAGGGATTGACTAATAAACAGTTTGATCAACTTGAAGATTTCTTTGAAACTGCTCCTAGATTAGAACATAGATTTAAGATTACAAATCCCAATACTGGTGTAGAGAATGAATATGTGATTAGGGGATTACAGAATTTTTTCGGGTAATGCTCTTTCATCAGACTTTGGAAGGGTATTATAAAACTAACTTTGCTTTGATGCAACACCATAAATATAGCTTGAGTGAAATTGAAAATATGATGCCTTGGGAAAGGCAAGTATATACTACCTTATTAATGCAATATCTTGATCAAGTAAAACAAGAGCAGATTAAGGCTGCACAGAAGAAATAACATGGCACACGGATTCGCTGGTTATACAGATGCTAGAACTGATAAAGGTTATATTGGTAAACTCAATAAGACCGCGCTGGACGCTGGCCAGGCGATTGGGAAGGCGTTATATTCTAGATTAAAGAAGAAATTCTCAAAGAAAGGTGCTCAGAGTGTTGCTTTAGTAGCTAGTCATAAAGATGAAGAAATTATACCAGTAAAAGTCAGTTCAGTTTCTACGGATGAGGTTAGGGGTGGAATTTTTGGTGGAAAGGGAATATCTAGTTTCATGGGTGGTGGAAACCGTGGTGTTGATCCTGATGTAGTTGGTGGACCTCTTGCTAATATGATTCAGCCTCGTAGAATGAATAAGGGGTATGACATAATTGATATTGAGGCTATTAGTAGTAATGATACAGGAGTTCCAGATGGAAGCATCATGCCTATGCGAGGTGCTGCTGGTGGTGGAAGTTTAGAAGGTGTAGAGACAGCAATATATGATTTAACTAGAGAAGTTAATGAAACTAAGATGGCAATTATCAATATTGCCACTAAACAGATGCAGCAAGCTGATATACATGCTGCAAATCAATCTGCAATACAAGAAAAAGCTTTAATTTCTCAACAACAACCTTTCTTTGGTGGATCTGGTGGATCTGGTGGATTTGGTGGTACTCCTAGTTCTGGGGCTATTCCAACAAAAAGAGGAAGGGGATCTGGACTTGGTATTCCTATGCCTAGAAAAAGAGGTGGTGGTACTGGCTCTATAATGAAACGAGGTAGTAAGAGAGGACTTACTAGGGCAGCAGCGAAGGTAGGTGGTAAAGGTCTTGCTAAGAAAGCAGCAAAGTTTGGAGCAAAATCAGCAGGTAAGCAAATACCTGGTGTTGGTTTAGCGGTGGGTGGTGGATTAGGTCTAATGAGACTTTTGAAAGGTGATGTATTAGGAGCTTTGAGTGAGGTTACACAAGGTGCATTAACAACATTCTTGCCAGGAGCAGGAAATGCTATAGCAATGGGGTTGGATTTGATGACTCCTGCAATGGCAGATGGTGGTGTAGCTCATACTCCAACAACAGCATTAATAGGTGAAGAAGGTAAGGAGATAGTTACTCCTTTGAAAGAAGAGACTTTTGAAATGATGGGTGATGGTATATTAAATTCGTGGGTTAATAGAAACACAGAAATTCATAGATTAATATCGGGTGGTTTAAAATTATATGAAAAGGAAGAAGGTAGATTTAAAAATAAAAACGGAAATGGTTCTAATGGACAACCAGAGAGGGGATGGTATGGACATGAGATTCCAGAGAATGCACCTAGAGGACCAGCAAGATTTTTTACTGGATTGTGGGATGCTCTAACTTTTGATTTCTTTGATACAGATAAGAGAGGTAGTATCTGGGAGAATGAACATGGACAGTCCAGAGGACCAGGAAGATGGATTCAAGGTGGAATGGATTGGCTTACAGGTGATAGGTTTGATTTTGATAGGAGAAATGAAAATGCTCCTGATAGTGCTATAGAAGCTCGAAATCAGTTATTAGCAAGTAGACCTCCTAACAGAAATAGTATTATGAAGTATGTTAAGAGTAAGGGAGTTGGGGATGATAGAGCAAAACTAATCGCTGGTGCTGGTGATAGTGCTCCATCTTCAGCAGGTGGAATGTTTGATCTTACACAAGACGATTTTGCTAAGATGAAAGAACAACTTGGTGATGGATGGGCTACTAACTGGCAAGCACAAGTTGATTGGGTAATGAATAGTGGTAAGTTGGATAGTTATATTGAATCAAATCAACCATCAAAACCTATTGGAACACCTATTAGAAATAAAAGAGGTAGAATAGTTGGATATACTGGTGAAGGAGAGGGTATGACTTCAGCAGAGACAATGGGAGATTCAATTAATAGAAACTCTACTAGCAATGCTCTTGCTACAATTGCACAGAATGGAGAAAATAAAACGGTTGTTCTAAATGGTAGTGAAGCAACAAATACTGATGGAGGATCAACTCCTGAAGGAACTTATGCTGGTATTGCTTTTGTTGATACTGGTATGGATGTTTTTGCTAATCTGAAGTTGAGGACCATTAGATAATGGAGAATCAACAAACAACAACTGATTTTAAGTTGAGTAGTGTTTTCATATATCCTGTGGGATGGGAGGGAGATCCTGTATCAATTACACAATTAGTTACAGATTTTAGTTATTGTGAGAGTATCACATCACCTTGTGTTGCTGCAACAATGAGTATTGTTGATAGTGCAGGATTATTGAATGGTATAGGAAAAAGTGAAATACCATTACAAGGTACTGAAACTGTTGAAGTTAAAGTTGAAGCAAATGGGATTAAAGATCTAGTTTTATACAGATTTAAGGTATGGAAATTAGCAAATAGAATGCTTAAGAATCAAAAACAAACTTATACTTTAGGATTGGTATCAGCAGAAGCGATTACCAATGAAGTTACGAGAGTTAATAAAAAATTTTCAGAGAATCCTGAATCTATAGTCATAAAGATGATGAAAGAGTTTTTAAAGTCTTCTAAAAAAGTATATGCAGAACCTTCTGCATGGGACGTTTGTTTAACACCAAGTAGAAAACGACCATTTGATGTTATTGAAGATGTTTGTGTTAAGAGTGTATCAGCAAATACTAAGTATGAAAGTGATGGCAATTCTAGTGATGAAGAAACAGTTCAATCTGTTAGAGGTAGTGCTGGATTTTTCTTTTGGGAAACAAGAAGAGGTTATAATTTTTTCTCTGTAGATAGTTTGTGTGCAGAAGATGGCAATCCATTAAAACATAAAAGACTTGAATCAGAAGCACATGGGACTTATGAAGAAAGACTTGCTAATACAGAAAATGTTGAAGATGATAGGTATATAATTTTGGATGCTAGTTTTTCTGGAGAAATTGATATAATGTCTTCACTTAGAAAAGGTAGATATTCATCTTTAATGGCATTTTTTAATCATACTACAGGTCAGTATGAGGAATATACTTATAATATTAATGAGAGTTATAGTAATATGGCTCATTTGGGAGGACAACAGAGTATGGCTCTTCTTCCTGTTAATCAAAAGAGTTTAACAAAGAAGCCATCGAGGATCATGTCTTCTATTATAGATCATGAAGCATTCTTCAATGGTCCTAAACCAGCATCACCTGATGAAGGGGATGGCAGTAAAGACCCTACAAAATTTCCAGATTGGCAGAAATTTTATGCTGCTCAATCCCTTACAAGATATCAGTTATTAAGAAATCAGATTGGTACTGTAGTTATACCAGGCAATTGTGCTATATGTGCTGGAGATAAAATAGATCTTCTTTTTGTAAATAAAGCTCCAAGTGCGGATATCGAGAAAAATCCACATGATAAAGAGACTAGTGGTGTATACTTAATAGAAGAGGTCACTCATACATATGAATGTAAGAAAGGAGCAAATGGTAAATTTATTACCACAGTTCGTTTAATGCGAGATTCGTATGGTATGCCAGGTGAAGACTCTGCTCATGGTAACTAAATAATTCACTAGAGGAGTACAACTATGTCTGAAATCAAACACGATTTAGATCATGAAGTCTACTTAGATCCAAAGGATCATAAGGAACATATTAATCATGGTATGCTTGAGTATTCTGAAGCAGATCTGAAAGATGTTCATGCAGATTATGAAGAGTATCATAAAGATGATAAGGTCGAATCAAATGAAGGTGCAATTAATGATTGGCACACAAGACACCAAGATAAGCATTTAGAAGTTTATTGCGATAATCATCCTGATGCTTTTGAATGTAGAGTATACGACGAGTAAATTATGGACCAGTTATTATCAAATATAATACCAACCAATAGAACTGGTAGCGATGGTTTTAACTGGTGGATTGGTCAGGTAGAAGGAGTAGCCAATGATGAGAAAAACAATAAAGGTGGATATCGTTATAAAGTAAGGATTATTGGGGATCACCCCAAGAGTAAGACAGCATTTTCAACTGATGAGCTTCCTTGGGCTACTGTTGTAATGCCTGTTACAGTTCCTTTTGTACCTGATCAAACTACAGGTGCTAGTCCTCAATTAAAGAATGGTTGTTGGGTTGTAGGATTCTTTATGGATCCTGAAAGACAGAAACCTATTATTATGGGTTCTGTTGGACAAACTCCTGCTGCTACTACAAAAGTTAAGTATAAAAGACCAGATAGTGACGAAGCGTTAGAAACTGAAATTGATGTGGATGAAGTTTCTGGAAACACAGATGCTGTTATTCCAGCTGAGAATAGAGATGGTAATGAAGTAAATGATGGTGATGAAAATAGAACTGGTAGTGGTTTAGGTGATGGTAGTAGTAATGAAGATGGTCTTCGTATAAGTAGAGGAACAAATGATGATGATCCTGGTGCTGTAGTAGAACCACTTAAAGTGTGTGTTACTAAAGCTGAGAAATGTGATGATGTTGATTTAAAAACTAAAATGACCTATATCATGGGTGATTTTCTTAGGGATGTTCAGAAGAGTAATGGTAAAGTAGGAACATATTTGGTAGATAAGCATACAGGAAGACTTTATGGTGCTATTGGTGTTGCTAGGAAATACACTAATAAAGCAATGAAGGTCATTCGTAAATTTATTGCGAAGATTAAAGGATTTATTATAGCAAAACTTAAAGATGCAGTTAAGGCTATTACTAATGCAATAATGCGTCCAACTGAAACTGGTAATGCATTAACTCCAGTTACAGAATTTTTCAATAGGATCCTCAAGCAACTTGGTTGCTCTATGGAAGATCTTATGGAGAGATTAATGAAGTGGTTGACAAATGTTTTGATGAGTTATCTTTCTCAGATTTACAGATCAGTTGCTTGTCAAATTGATGCTCTAGTTAATGGTATTCTTTCTAAAATCAATCAACTTCTTAATAGTTTATTTGATGCTATTCTTGGTCCACTACAATCAATTCTTGGAGCAATTGCAGCACCACTTAATATTATTGGTGGAGTTATAAATTATGTTCTAAATTTACTTGGAATTAGTTGTGTTGGTCCTGATAGAAAGTGCTCTAAGAAGAAAAAGGTTTGTAATCATGGTGAGGAAGATGGTGGTGAAAATGATGGAGATTTCTTAGATAAACTTCTTTCTGATTTGGATGGTTTATTTGGTGATACTCCAGCAGATTACACACAGTATGTTTGTGATGAAGCATATACTGGTAAACCATTAGAATTTACAACTGTTGGATTTACAGGTGGTGTTCCATTACCAACAGTAAATAAAATTGTTTATAGTATTAATGATATAATTGTTGAAGAAGGAGAGACAGCAAAATTTACAGTAACTAGAACTGGTGCTACTAATCTTGCATCATCAGTTGATTATAAGATTCTTGAAAATCAAGGTAGTGCTACTAAGAATATTGATTATGTTCCTGAAGCAGGATTGCTTGGATTTGCAGCTGATGAGATTAATAAGACAATAGAAGTACAGACTTTATTTTCTTCCGAGAGTGAGTTGGATGAGACTTTCTTTATAAAGTTAACTCATAATACTCCAGAAGATAATGATGATGTTGATTTACATTTTACTAAAAATATTGGTAAGTGTACTATAACAGAAAGGGATCAGAAGAAAGAGGGAGATCCATACGTTCCAGGTCCGATAGATCCTTGGGAACCAATAAAAGAATTAGATCCTGGTGGTGATCCAACTCCTGTACCTGATGATGACCTTATTGAAAGATGGAGTGTATCTGCTAATAGAGCAACATGTCCAGAAGGAGAGTTTATCATATATGAAATAGTAACATCAAATGTTGATGATGGAACCTTTGGATATTATACTTTGAGTGGAAGAAATATTACTGCTGGTGATATTATAGGTAGACAATTATCTGGTGGTTTTGTAATAGAAGATAAGAAAGCTTTTGTAACTATTGGTATTGAAGAGGATAATGAGATAGAGGATGTAGAGACATTAATATTTACTATTAATGGTAAAGGTGCTTCAACTGAAGTTTTAATTACTGTTGATGATGATACTGATTTATCTGATTATGATCTTGGAGAAGGAGAAACAGTAGAGAATACTACTAAAGATTTTAAACTTCCAGTTATTAATACACAAGATATTATTACTGATGGTAATGGTGGAATAATAGAGATTCCAGTTGCACAGTCTGGTTCACCTTGGGCTGAAGCTCCTTATATTTGGATTGGTGGAGAAGGTTTTGGTGCTATAGGAACTCCTTTATTGGATCAAAGCGGTTTTGTTAAAGAGATTCGTGTTAAATCTCCTGGATTTGGATATAAGATAAACCGTGCATCTGATAATGATAGACGTTGTATTATTGATTCATTTACAGTTATATTACCTGGTCGTGGTTATCTTGAACCACCAACCATTTGGATTAATGGTCAGAAAGATGTTGCAGAATCTATCATTAATGAAGATGGTTTCCTTATTGGTGCTAGAGTTCTTAGAAGAGAATTAACTTATGAAGAGATGCCTGAAATTAAGATAGTTGGTGGTTCTGGTCATGGTGCTAAGTTAATTCCATCATTATTATGTCTTGGTACTGATGCTCTTTCTGAGGTTGGTTCTACTAAGATTGGTACTGGTCGTTACGTGGATTGCCCATAATGTCAAGTCAAGTCGCTGCTATTACATATCCGAAAAGTATTGCGGAACCAATAACACCAGATGAGACTCAATTAACTGAGGATGGTCCTAGATTTAATACTGCGTGGAAATGTAGAAGAACTAAATCTCAAATTTTAACTGTTGCTTGGCCTGATACAACTACAGGTGAATTGATTTTAAGAGGGCCAGGTCTTGGTGGTGCTTCCATTCATATGGATACAGTAGGACAGATATATCTGTTATCTGGTAATATTAATGGTGGTGCTGATGTTGGTAAAGGTGCTGGTAAATTAACTGTAAAATGTGCAGGTGGTGTTCAGAAGTATGAAGGTCCAGTTGATATGGAGTTTAATTCTTCTGATGATGATGAAGATGATGCTCTTGGTATCATGTGCTATGGTAATCTTACCGAGAATATTGAAGGTGGACAGAG